CATCATCCATCTCACCAAGATTCTGGCCAGCAGGCAATGTAGTAATTTCTGTTCCACGACCACCTTCTCTTCTAGGTAACCAATAATCCTCAAGCATCGTCATAAACTTACGATCGTCTCTGATGTCACCAGTGGCGGCATCATATACCAATCTGTTCTTATGCTTGACCATCATATCCCGAAGGTACTGTTCTGCTTTTAGTTTAGGCAGATTACCAACATCAATATAAAAGATGCGGCGTTCAGGTGCTCTTGATATTCTGTAAATAACTGTTGCATCTTCTAGGATGCGTAATTGGTTAAGTGGCTTGATTGCTTTGTGTAGATGAGAGAGAACCATTCTATTGTCTTCACTCATAATACCAGATGTGCAATGCACAATAGTATCAGCAGCAATCTTTACACCGGCATTTTGGCCAGCCGATGATGCACTACCACCAGGATAACCAACAAACCCTTTTGCATTATAGATAAAGAACTCTTCTGTATCTCTTTGTACTTCTACTTGTGTACCAGGGATACGTTCTTTCTTTGTAGTGCGGACTTTCTTAATCTTACGAGGATCAATATATCTTAGTTCTCTAATACCACTTTCGAGGTCTTTAGGATCTAAGATTACATGGTAGAATAATCTGCCATCGATATACCAAACTCTTGCAATCTCATAAGCCTTCTCGTTAAACTCCAACAACTCTAATACGTTATCAAATTCTTCTTTGATTACTTTCTTAGAGCTTGCGGATAGATTTTCTATGAGATCGAGATTGATATCTACTAGCCGATCTTTATCATCATAAACAATAAATTCATGGACGACATCATCAATAGCATTATCACACTCAGGTGACATTGCCATTCTTCTATATCTTGTAACTAGTTCAGCTTCGGTTCTCGTAGATCCTTCTAGGTCAACATACGTGCCATACGAACCACCTTCAGAGATTACCTGAGCGCCGTCATCGTCATGAGGGGGAGCAAACGAAGCTGGTTGCTCCGTTTGCGCCCTCTTAATAGTAAAACCAAATAATTCAGCCATGTGCTGTTATCACCTTTTCAATAATATAAAAATTAGTTGCCACCAGCGTTACCGGTGATACCTCCATCAACTTCCCACCAATCATACTGGAATGTAACACTAAATTCTTCAATAGTGTCATTAGCATCCCAAGCAAGATCAATAGTACTCACTTCAATTGGCCACATGCCATTGAAAGTATATTGTCTAATAGGAAGACCAGTTTTGCTGTACTGGACAACTTGCGCGTTTTCTTTGTATTGCAGAGGAGATGCGGATCCAAACTTACGTAAGTTTCCTAGATGAGAGTTAATACTCTGCATCCATTCCTCCATGGAATTTCTGATCAGAAAGTCTTCATCGTTGACGATGGTAACTGTCCACTCAGCAAATGTTCGATCACCAGCAATCTTAACCTTTCTACCGAAGTAAGGCACTTCAATAGTTCCAATCGTAGAAGCTGGAATTTGTGCAGCTTTGCACATGAAAGGTATCTTGACATCCCCAGCCGCATTGACCGGGTTGTTCATGATGACCTGGAACATTGTAGGCCTAGCGCCTCCAAGTGCTAACTGTGATCTGATCTCATTAATGTTTAAAGCCATTGAACTCTCCTATTCCTATCTATTTATCTTAGAATTGACCAACGACTTCGGAGAATTCGACACCAGTCCGAACAGCAACGAAGTTAAGCTGAATGAAGTTAATTGATCGAGCAGGTTTGATGTATATGTCACCAATGAACTCGTTTCTATCAATAACTTCTCCCGTGTTGTTTGTTTCGTCGCAAACAACCTTAAAGTCGAAGATGCCTCGGCGGCCTTGAACATCTCTGAGGAAAGGCTCTACCAAATTCCTAAACTGTGCTCTGGTGAACTCATCGTTGAACTCAAACAGAGTAAATTTAGCTGCCGTGCTAATTGCTTTCTCAAGAACAATGAACAATCTACGAACATTGATTCTGTCAAACGCACTTGGCTTGGCTAGTAGGGTCTTATCACCAAACAAGATTGTACCTTGTCCTGGGAATGTGACAATTGGATTGACACCATTCTTGTAAAGCAAATCACGATCTGCCTTATCAGGATTGTATACGTTTTTGATAACATTCTTTAAGATGCCTCGGTTGAATCCAGCAGGTGAATACCAAGGGTCTCTTTGGTTATCTGTTCTTGCAGCAAGACCAGCAATGTCACCATTGTATGGTACATAGCGGTACACATCACTGTACTTATCATACATGTATTTGTAACCACCATCCATAACACCATACGATGAAGATGTCAATGCATTTCTAAAGTCAACTGTATTAGCTGCTTCTTGGTTAAAGTTATTAACCAGGTCTGCTTTAGCAGGTGAAATAAATGCTACGCAATCTTTTCTTGGCTCACAAATGTTATCCAGGATATAGTTTCCTAGTTGCTCACCATGCGTACCACCTCTTGCCTTACCTTGAAGGATTAAGGAGATGTCTATTTCTTCTGCATTTTTAAATTTATCATAACACGTTGTAATCTGACCAATTGAAACGTTGGCTTCACCCCAATCAGATTCACCTGTCGTGCTATGAGCTTTATTGTTAGCTGTACCACCATCAGCACCCAAGATCAATGATCTTGAGAACGGTACTGTGTTTGTAACAGCTGTGTTAACCATATTAACAGCAGTGTTGGTATATGTAGCAGTGGAGTTTTGAGTCTCACCAGCAGGTCTAATGCCTGCAGCTCCACCAACCCACAACCATTTGCTTTGATTGTTAATTACTGTTTCATAGTAAATTGACTCACCAGTCTCGTCTCTTGCATCAGATGCTCTCGACAAGCTAGGATAACTTTCTATGATTGCGCCTTTAACACCATAGATAGCGCCATCTTCGTCCGCAACAACCATATGCAGCTCATCATTGGCATCTTCGTTGTTTGCAGTATTGTTTGCAAACAATGTTGTGCCAGGAGCTTTATCAAAGTTCTCAGCATACTCCCACTTACGTGTAAGGCTGCTTGATACCAAGTTAGCATTAAACGCAGTTGATAAAGTAAACTTAGCACCTAGGGTAATAGTAGCTGTGGCTGTAAAAACAGTATCGTTGTTGTTATCAGCAAGAGCACCACTAACTGAGGTACTTCCTAGTTCTTTGATTTTTCTTTCTTGGAATCCAATAGACGTGTTACCTAAACGAACAATGTCTCCAACTGCAAAGCTGGAAACCACGTTTTGAACTGTGTTTTGTGCAAGAAGCACTTCTGCAACAGTTACGTTAGACGTCTGTGTGAAACTTGCTTTAGTATCTGTGGCTGTTATGATCAACGATGTGTTGCCAACAGCAACATCAGCATCGACCGTGGAAATACCGGATACGTTATTGGAGACTGTGCTCTCAAAGGCTGTTTCACTATCACATACAGAAACTCTAAGTGAATTGCCAAGTGTGCCTGGATACTTAGCAATGAAAGAAGCCTTCGTAGGAAGGGTTACTTCATTGTCATATGCATCAGAATTCTTGACTTGAATTGTATGTGAGGTATTAGCTTTATCGGCTGTTCCACCATCAATCAATCCAGAAGCTACGTTTAGCGTTCCGTGATCAGCAATGGTTTGAAGCGCAGTAGCGTTTCTTGGACCAAGGTTTGTTGTATTTGATACGGCAGACGCTCTTACTACAAACAGCTTATTAGCATAGCTTAGAAAGCTAGCAGCTGTGAAAAACGTCTCGAAATTTGTTCCGTCTGGTCGACCATATACCTGAACTAATTCTTCTTCAGAGGAGATTAACTGCCTTTGTTCAACAGGACCCCATCTAAAATGCCCAGCAATTGCAGTATCGGTAGTTGACACTGCCGGTACAATTGTGGTAAGATCAATTTCAGTTACATTGACGCCAGGACTTACTTGAAATGGCATTCTCTTTCTCCTTCTTTAAGGTGTTAAAAGCACGCAATTGCTTTGAATTTATTTATAAAAAACGCGTCCTTTACCAAAAAGGATCCTTCTCTATGGTATAGGGATGATCTACAATAAGAGCCTCCTCCCTACCAAATTCACCGAAGTCTTCTTGGTTCACCTGACCATCATCGTAAAAACCAAATGGCAGCATCTCATCTTCTATGGCTTGCTCATTTGCGGCTAACAAATTTTTTCGTATATCAATATCTGTCATTTCTTTAAAATATTCTTGGTTAGACAGCCATGCAAACAATACCAATGACATTACCATGTCATCATTATATCCTTCTTCAGCTGCATAACTAGTACCTTTAACACTAAATGCAGTAAGTTCTTTAAGTATCTCAAAATCATTAATAAGCAATCTATCATTCTCAATAATAGTCTTCAATGAAGCACAGCCTATTCTTTTTAATTGTTTTGTAGTTCTTACACCAAGTTGTTGAGCCTTGCCGCCAAATCCAGCATTCAATACTTGACCTGCTCTGCCTTTCCACTCGGCTGTGAGTATACCTTCATACTCTAATTC